CAGGAAGGCAAGGTGTGTGCATGGATAGATGCAGAAATGTCTTATTCACCAGAATGGGCGGAATCTCTCGGGGTAAACAACAATACCCTTATTCACTCTACGGCAAGAACCATGAACGACATGGTAGATGTTGGTACAGAACTTATGAAGGCGGGAGTAGATATTATCGTTGTAGATAGTATCTCTGCATTGCTTCCAGCAATTTATTTTGAAAAAGACTCTACTGATCTAAAGCAATTAGAAAACACAAAGCAAATCGGGGCAGAGTCAAGAGATATGGCTAATGCTGTAAAGATGCTTAACTATGCAAATAATCAGGTAAAGCCAACACTACTAATCTTTATCTCTCAGATTAGAAACAACTTTGGTTCAATGCATGTATCTCATGAACCAACTGGTGGTCATGCAACAAAGTTCTACTCTTCTACAATAATCAAGTTGTTCTCAAGCCAGTCAGATAATCAGGCTATCAAGGGCAAGATCTATGCTAACGACAAGGTTATTGAAGAGAAGGTTGGTCGTAAGGTTCGTTGGGATGTTCAGTTCTCAAAGACAAGTCCAGCATTTCAGAGCGGAGAGTATGACTTTTACTTTAGAGGTCAGGACTTGGGGATCGACACAGTAGCAGATCTAGTAGATACAGCAGAGGGCCTTGGAATCATTGAGAGGGCGGGAGCTTGGTATACATGCGAAGGAGAAAGATTTCAAGGAAGAGACAAGCTAGTTCTTGGAGTTAAAGAAAACTTGGATCTACAAGAAATGCTAATAGATAAGGTTGCTAATGCGTAAATTCTCGTCCTATCAAGGAATATTCCCTTGCCATAAATGCAAGAAGGAAGTCCTAGAGGCAAGGCTATACCAAGAAACTTTAGACTTTACTTGGATGTGCGAAGACAAGCATCTGTCAAAAGTAAACTTTCAATCAAGAGGTTACTAATGGCTACCAACAAAACTGAGGCGTCAGAACTAAAAAGAATGGGCGCCAAGGTACACAAGAATTCTGGTCGCGGAATGATTAAAGGTGACGGCAGTCTTGATGAATTTGTTGTAGATGTAAAGGAATATAATAAATCATATTCTGTGTCTATTGATAGTTGGGCAAAAATATGTACAGATGCCATGAAGGTAGATAAGAATAAGTCACCAATGCTTCAGCTTGTTTTACGAGATGGTGGAAGAGTAGTTAGGCTATCAGTAATTGAGTGGTCTATACTTGAGGATTTAATAGAAAGGGCAAAGAATGTCAACAACGATTGAACAAGTTAGTGGTATGCATGAAATATCAGAGTACATGCAAGACGAAGAGTTATCAGAAGCCCTTGAGTTTATAACCAAGATAATTCTAAATCCAGACATACCTCCTCGTGTGGCAACGCCTCAGATTGTAAGACTACAGGCTATTGCTGCCAAGATGCAAATGAGAGCAACTTGGATGGCGAATGTAGATAAGACCGATAGAGCAAAAAAGAATCTATACTACTCAGCAGCGGCAGAAATTGATAAGGTGGTTGCTGCACTAAAGTTCATCCTTAAGTGATACAATTATTACCTAACAAGATAGGAAAAAAACAATGGCAAAAAACTTTCTAGAAAAAGTAATGGACAAGCAACCAGAAGGCCCAATAGACACTAGGGCTTTGATTAATAAGATTGAGTCTGGTTATACGATAAACAGAAAGACTGAGTTTAAGACAAAGAAGACATTTAGCCCATCAGCTCTTGTCTATGGCAATGGTGCCTGTGCTAGATATTGGTGGCTAGCATGGACTGGTGCAGACTTTGAAGATAATGCAGATGCTTATGCTGTAGCAAACATGGGTAGTGGTACAGATGCTCATGAGCGAATTCAGACGGCAATTGAGAATGCTGGGCTAATGGTAGAGAAAGAAAAGCGTATTGTCGCTCAAGACCCCCCCATATTTGGTTTCGCAGATGCTGTAATCCAATGGGGAGAAGAGCAGCCTGTAGTAGAAATTAAGACCATGCGTGAAGAATCATTTGCATATCGCAAGCACGCTAAGCCACCAAACTACCACCTTATGCAATTAATTATCTATATGAAGGTCCTTGGAAGAAAGCTAGGGGTACTACTTTATGAGAACAAGAACTCTCATGAATTACATGCAATAACTGTAGAGCCCAAAGAGGAGCACATTGCTTGGGCAGATTATGCATTTGATTGGATGAGGGAAGTAAGGAAGCAGTGGGAGGATGGAGATATTCCTCAAAAGACTTATCGCTCAAACTCAAAGGTATGCAAGGGATGTCCAGTAGCAACAGCATGTGCCTCTGCAGACAAGGGGACCGTTAAGATTCAGCCCTTGGAGTACCTTGGATGAAAATTTGTGAATGGTGCTCCAAGGAGTTTAGTCCTAAGGTAACCTATCAAATTTATTGTTCTGCGGAATGTAGAGAATCTGCAACCAAAGAAAAGATTTCCAACAAACAACAAATTGCAAGAGCAAAAAATAGATCTGGAAAAAAAAGAAAGTGTGCTGGTGGATGTAACACTATTATTTCAATATATAATAATAATGGCTTCTGTGGAAATTGCATGGTAAACAAGAGAAAAGTTGATCAAATGCTAAAAGAATTAAAGGGGTTATTTGATTATGAACAAGAAGGATAGCCTCTTGGGGCTAAGCGCTCCAAGATCCTTTTGTGCGATAGATGCAAGCACCCTAAGCCTAGCCTTTGCATTCTTTGTTGATGGAGAATTGGGCAGGTATGGAAAGATTACATTTTCAGGAAATACAATTTATGAAAAGCTGTCTGACACTGCTCATAAAACAACAAGTCTATTTAAAGCAGTACCAATAGACTGTATAGTAATTGAAAAAACAATCTTTGCAAATAGTCCCCAAGTGGCTGCAAACCTTTCTCTAAGTCAGGGGGCGCTAATAGGTGGAGCAGCGATTGGTGGTGTTACAAAGATATATGGAGTAGCTCCAATGTCTTGGCAATCATATGTTGGAACGAGGCTGCTAACAATTGATGAAAAACAGAAGATTCGCAATGCAAATCCAAATAAATCTACTTCTTGGTATAAAGCTCAGGAAAGAGAGCAAAGAAAGCAAAAGACTATATCAACAGTTAACAAAAGGTTTAGTATAGACATTAGCGATAACGACATTGCTGATGCCTGTGGCATTGGAATGTTTGCTGTTGATAACTGGAAAAAGGTTGTAGCAAAATGAGATCAAAAGGATTACATCTTAGCGAGGCATTTATGAAAAAAAGATATGTAATGGATAAAAAGTCTCCAGAAGATATTGCAAAAGAATGTGGAGTCAGTGTACAATTAATCTATCGTCAACTTAAAAAGTTTGGATTAAAAAAATGACAGACATGGTAAACCATCCACCGCACTATACATCTCACCCATCTGGAGTTGAGACTATTCAGATAACAGAACATATGAATTTCTGTTTAGGCAATGCCATAAAGTATATTTTGCGAGCAGACCTTAAAGGCAAAAAGGTAGAAGATCTTGAAAAGGCAGTCTGGTATATCAATAGAGAGATTGCAAGGGTGCAAAATGGCAAGGCGTAAGAAGGTAGTTATAGCTAATTCTCATCTATATGAAAGGGTTCCAAGCTATACTATGCCAGATGGCAGAGTAATAGAAGAGGGAGAAATAATAAAGATTCAAGATGAATGGGGGGCTAAGTTTAAATTTAAAGAGCATGTGACTAGGACTGATAGTGGGGCAGAATGGATAGACTGCTTTCAGGTCATTAGTGGTCAACTAGCTGGATGGAGATCGTTTAAACCTGATAGAATTAAGCCTATGCCAAAGAAGCGCAGAAAGAATAAAAGGGCTGCATAGTTTTGTCACAAGATAAACTCAGAAGATATGTTCAACCAAGTCTTCTTGACAGCAGCAAGAATCAGAAAGAAAAACCACAAAAAAGAAGCGCAGCAAAAAAAAGAGAGGTCCAGCAAATGCTTGGAAAAATGAAAGAAGACTCTGGCTGCATAGATTGTAAAACTAAATATCCATTCTATGTTTTGGATTTTGATCATGCTCGTGGCAACAAAGTTTCGAATATCGGACAAATGCTTGACTATTTTTCAATGGAAGATATTCTTAAAGAAGTAGCAAAGTGTGACATTGTTTGTTCCAACTGTCACCGTGAAAGAACTTACAACAGAAAGAACAGCACTAGTGGCTAATATCACAATATAGCACAAAAAGTTGACTCAGAGCACTATCATATGATAGTCTAGATGGATGTTGTTGCCGCAAGGAGGAAACAGATGAAAACGAAACTGCTAGGAGGAATTTTAGGAATGATGATTGTTATGAGTACAACGTTGCCAGCAATTGCCGAACCTGTCCCCGATCAGGTGTATGCTAAATCTGCACCGACTGCGACAAGACAAGTCGTAGTATCCAGTCGTGAGTATCGAATTGCAAGATCAGTAGATGCTAGAGACATGATGGGGTATGAGCCCTCTCTTTACAAGGGGAAGTGGTATGATTCAAAATGGGAAAATACAAGAAAATGTATTATGCACAGAGAATCCCGTTTCAGTTACAAATCAGCAAATAAAACATCATCAGCGAGAGGGGCATACCAATTTTTGGATAATTCTTGGAGAGTGTCCTTAACGTATATGATGTTAGAAGAATCAAAGAAAAGCAATGATGGTTTATCCAAGGAAATTAAAAAGTTAAGAGATAAGCCAATTCACGAATGGAATAGATATTACCAAGATCGTGCCTTTTTCACAGCATGGAGACACGGTGCTGGCAAGAAGCATTGGTATCAATTTAATTCTAATTGCATGTAGTTTGTGGTGGGGCGAGACCAAAATAAAAATTAAGGTAACAACAACTCGCCCCACTGCTGCTATAATTGTTACCTATTGAGGAGAAGAGTGGACAGCAGGGATATAGTTTTACATCTTGAAGAAGTTAATCAAGTAGCAGCAGAATACATTAAGGGAAAAGATGCTTCTGCTATTTCAAAAGATCTTGATATACCTCGCAATCGTGTAATGAGCCTTCTTACTGAATGGCGAGAAATGATTGCAAACAATGAGGCTGTGAGAATAAGGGCAAGAGAAGCCCTTGCAGGAGCAGACCAACATTACAACCACCTAATTCGTCAGACATATGAGGTTATTGAGGAAGCAACAACAAACTCTAACCTATCTGCAAAGACTGCAGCAATTAAACTTGTCATGGATATTGAATCCAAAAGAATTGATATGTTGCAAAAAGCAGGACTGCTAGAAAACAAAGAGCTTGCAGATCAAATACTAGAACAAGAACAAAAGCAAGATGTCCTTGTTGGAATACTTAGAGAGGTATCTGGAGAATGTACTCGTTGTAGAAATGAAGTAGCAAAAAGATTAGCAGACATTTCTGGTCAGGGAGTAGTGATTACCGTTGAGTCTTAATTTTGATGATTTTCTTGGAGCACTTGATGATTCACCCTTTGATGAAGATCCTGTAGATCTAGACACTTTTTTGCATGACTCAAACTATTTAGATCAGCCACAACTTTCTCAGATTCAAAGAGATCTTGTAGAGGCAATGAGTCAGATTTATAAAGAAGAAGATTTAATTAGAATAATGGGAGATAAGGAGGGTCGTGAACATTATAAAAAATATACAAAGGGAGAGGTTATCCTGCAACTGGGAAAGGGTAGTGGTAAAGACCATACTTCCACCATTGGCTGTGCTTACTTGGTTTATAAACTCCTTTGCCTAAAAGATCCTGCGCGATATTTTGGTAAGCCTCCTGGAGATGCTATTGACATTATCAACGTTGCCATTAACGCACAGCAAGCCAAGAATGTTTTCTTTAAAGGATTTAAGGGAAAGGTAGCAAGATCACCTTGGTTTGCTGGAAAGTATGATGCAAAAGCAGACAATATTGAATTTGATAAAGCTATTACTGTTTACTCTGGTCACTCAGAAAGAGAAAGTCACGAGGGACTTAACCTTATCTTAGCAATCCTTGATGAGATTTCTGGATTTGCCATGGATAATGCATCTGGAAATGAAAATGCTAAAACTGGTGATGCTATTTATAAAGCCTTCCGTGCCTCGGTAGATTCACGATTCCCTGATTACGGAAAGGTAGTACTTCTTTCTTTTCCAAGATATCCAGGAGACTTTATATCAAAGCATTATGATAAAGTTGTTGCTGAAAAGGAAGTTGAGATTAAGAAGCATAGCTTTATTATTAATCCAGATCTTCCTGCAGATCTTGCAGAGAATCAGTTCACCATTGAGTGGGAAGAGGATCATATAAAGGCTTACAGAACCCCTGGAGTCTATGCAATCAAAAGGCCAACATGGGAGGCCAACCCAACAAGAAGTATTGAGGACTTTGAAAGATCCTTTGTTGATGATTATGCAGATGCAATGCAGAGGTTTGCTTGTATGCCATCTTATATGACTGATGCATTCTTTAAGCAGAAAGAAAAACTAGAGCAAGCAATGTGCCTTCATAATCCAATTGATTCATTTAAGAGAATAGAACCTGCTTGGCAACCCAAAGAAGATGTAGTTTACTTTCTTCATGCTGACCTTGCTCAGAAACACGATAAATGTGCTATTGCAATATCGCATGTAGATAAATGGGTAGAAGTAAGAACCTTTAATGATCATACACAAATTCATCCACTTGTGATTGTCGATGCCATTGTTTGGTGGGAGCCAAGAAAAGAAGGGCCAGTTAATCTTTCAGAGGTAAAGAATTGGATTGTTGATTTTCGCAGGCAGGGATTTCAGATAGGACTGATTACCTTTGACCGCTGGCAATCGTTTGATATTCAGCAAGAATTGAGATCTGTTGGAATTGAGGCAGATACACTTTCTGTGGGTAAGAAGCATTATGAGGATCTTGCAATGCTTATATATGAAGATCGCGTAATGATGCCACACATTGGAATTCTTTTAGATGAGATGAGTCAGTTGCGTATTGTATCTGACAAGAAGGTTGATCACCCCAGAAAGGGCAGCAAGGATCTTTCTGACGCGGTTACAGGGGCGGTATATAATGCAATTGCCCATACTCGCCGCAACCTTAACCAAGAGATATCTATACATTCTTGGGGTTCTGTAAGCAAAGAACAAATAAAAAGAGAAAAAATAGAAGGAATAATTGAACCACCAAAGGCTCCAGAAGAGGTAAGGGATTATCTCTCAAACATGGGCTTTATGTAATTGACAATGTTTATAGAATAGGATAAGATATACTCATGACTGCATTTATTATTGTAACTATCATTCTTTTTCTACTTTCGCTATCTAGCAATATTGTATATGTTTTAAGTGACGAGGCTCCAAATAAGCTTGGATCTGTGTCTGGCATTATTATATTCTCGTCAATGATAGCTTGGGCGACTTTTCTTTTGCTTGGATGATATAATTCTTCAATGAAAATAATAGTAACGGAGCTTGCAAAAAAACGCTTCTCGGCAACACTATTTATTAATGGAGAGCAGTTTGCCTCATCTGTAGAAGCAAGGCCTGGATGTGCCATAAGAACTGTATTAAATATGCTTCAGCTTGAATATGGATCACCGTCAGGAGATTTAGAGATAGATATCAGCGAATGGTAAAGGTGGTATAATTTAGACATGAATGGTTTTTTTGATAAGGAAGTCACGCCAGAAGTAACAGAAGAAATGGTAGATGCAATCACATCTGCTGAAGCAGTAGAGGTTTTTTCTGAAGAAGATTTAACCAAAGTAGATGAATCAGAAATAGATTGGGAGACACTATAATGGCTAAGCTTTGTGCAGCAGGGGTAACCCTTAGAGATCAGGTAAATGAAAGATGGGCTTCTAGAGATAAAGCCAGTGATGGGTGGATAGGAGATGCAGCACATGCATCAAGAACTGGATGGGGAACAAATGGCAGAGGATCTTATCATAATCCAGATCCAAAAGGTATTGTCCATGCGATTGATTTAGACGAGGATTTTTTGGGTAAGGGAAAAGGTGGTCAAAAGATTGCCATGGAATTTGCAGAGCAACTTGCCACATATTGTCGTGAAGGAAAAGATGGTGGACGAATTGAGCATATTGTTTATGAAAATCAGGTAGCATCTGCAACTGCTAATAA